CGATTAGTCGGCCAACCACGTATGCGACTAGATACGTCATCTTTCAAGCTTTACTATAGGCACCTTCAGCTGACTTGCGAAATGAGCCACAAGCTCGTCATTTTTATAGTCGTCCAGATACTTAATTTCCTTGACTCCTGCGGCGAGGAGAAGGCGGGCGCAGATTACGCAGGGATAATGAGTAATATAAGCCGTGGAGGCGAAACAACTGACCCCTCGCTTAGCGCAGTCCGTTAGCGCATTCTGTTCCGCATGGAGTGTCGCTTGCTCGTGGTTATCTCTAACAATGGATTTGTGCTCGCACCCAGGCAAAAACCCATTGTAACCTTGACTGACAATGCGGTTATCCTTGACCAATACACAGCCGACTTGGAGTCTCTCGCAAGGCGAACGCTCTTTAGTTGCTATGACTATTTTCTTGAAATACTCATCCCATGTAGGACGCCGAGACATGATTAGTATTAGAAATAAAATAACCTTAAGCACAAATCCATAATATAGATAAGATGTACTTGCGGAAGTTTCAGATATCAGACGACCATTTCCACGGCTTCAGCGTCCAAGTAGATATGGACAATTTCGATACAACGGAAGCTATTTGCGACTATGTCAAGACACTCCTTGTCGATTTCTTGCACAAGCACAATCTGGCGAACTTGGTGGATATTGCTAAGAAAAAGCAGTTCAATATACACGATCGCGAGTTCGGGGCGTTGTTGTTGCTGCCTGTTGAGGAAGTCATCTACGTGTGCCACCACGGCTAAGATTTCGCATGCTGAACCTTTCCGTATATTGTCTGGTGGAAGTCAAGTCCAAATGGACAGTCTCTGCATTCTTCACAGACTAGCTTCACGTTATCTTTTGTCTTGCCTGCCTCTTTCAGCATCCAGCGATAAATGGCTGAATTGATGCGACCACAAAGGATACATTTGGTCTTCAGATGGTGCTTATCGTCTAGTATGCTTTCGTAAAAGTACGACTTCTGTGTCCAAACACTCGCAGACATCAGTTCTTAATCCATAGTTAAGGACTGATGTGACGTTCAATTTGTTAGTAAGGTGATGGCTTGGTTGTATTACAGACCAAGCTGCCGCAGAATGCCGCTCCTGCGTCGCCTTGTTTTTCTGCGCTTCTTTCTTTTTTTTCTTTTCGTCTTCCTTTTCGTCACCTTCTTAATGGCGTTTTCGCCAGGAGCGTACTTCAAAAAGTACCATTCCCATTCTCGGCCCCCGCGTTTGCTTTGCAGTTCCCTGTATTTATTGGCTTTGACCTGTCTAACCCGTTCCTTCGTTGACTTTTCCTCCCCATAGCAGGTGGTGCTGAACCGCCGAAGTAGCCCTTTTTGCTTTAATCTATTTTTTCTTTGCACTGCGAATAGGAAGTGCGCCATGCATACGATTCGATTAACGTCATAGTAGGGTCGACGGGCGTATATGAATGCTAGATAAAAGCTCAGCATAGTATCTATTGTTGCGATACGCACGACTCTTCCTTTTATTTTTATCGTGTTATAACTGTGACAGGCGAGAGGCTTGTAGATGAATGCTATAGTCTCACCCCCAACAACTACTTCGTAATGAGGAGCAATAATCTCTCCAATGCCGTCCTTCTTTCTGATCGTAACTTTCTTGATTCCGGCTTCTTGAAGCGTTTCCTTGAGGATAGAAGCAGTTGCTTGTGGGTCCTCTGAAAGGACGTCAAAGTCTGGAATATTAGGTATTTTCTTGTAACGAAAACGCTTGAGATTCCTTAGATAAAGTTTGTTAGACAACGCGCCGAAAAAAACGACCTGTTGGTTTATCAGCGTTTCCCTCGCAATATGAAATATCTGTTTTTCTAGGCTTTTTGTTAGTTTGTCTTCGGGTTCAAACATTCTTTGGACTTCCACTAAGTCACAGTCTTTTCCTGTAATCGGAAAGCTTTTGTTCAGTAAAATAAGGCGCTTGAGTATCTTTTCCCAGCGACTAACGTCCCCTTTCGGACGTGAAAGCTCAAGGTAAAGAGCCATGCGAAGGTAGTTGGGGGGCGCGTAGCGAACACCCGCAACGGTCAGAGCTTTCTTCGATAAGGATTTATACAGCTCTGGTACTAGGTACGTTATATCAGCGACAGGAATGAAGTTGACGAACACCTTGAAGGTCCCAGTGTGCGTCCCTGCTTTCGCTTCCACTTCGTCGAATCCTTGCGAGTAATAAATATCCGCTAGCTTTTTCGCATCCTTCAGAGGTTCCGGAGAGAAAAAATCATAGTCAGGGAACTCTGTAGATTTGTCGTAGAACTGGGACTCGGCTGGAAGGATATTGTTGATGGCTGTTCCTCCGTAGACGATTCGACGTTTCTTAATGAGGAATTGCTCGACAATTTGAATGATTTTCTGTATTTCGGGGTTGTCGATCAGCTTCTTACCAGTCCGCTTCTCTGCGTTGTCGACTGCATGGCGCAATATCGCCAGCTCGCAGTCTTCGAAAGATACACCGCGGTCGCATTTCATACTTAATATAACCTTCGATAAAAATTTTTAGATGCTAGTCTTGTACATCGGTAAGTTAATACTACGAGGAGCATAACTGAGCTGAGGATTTTGGGGAGGTGGATCCTTGACTACGACTGGAATGTAACGCAGTTTCGCGGGCTTCAAGACAAATGAACTCCCAGCATTATTGAATGTCTCAAAGTAATGCTTCATCCGCGAGTCCAAGTTTTGATAGTTCATCGAAACCATTTGACACCCATAAGACATATGCAGCTGCGCTGGGACATTGTTGTTCAAAGAACTTAAGTCAGGCATTGTCAGCGTCATATTTTTCTTATTATACTCGATAACACCTTGTGGATCATGTGTGTATTGAATGTCATAATTACGTTGCTCTTGGAAATATGGACTTCCGCCGGAGAGATTCACTAATTCCTCAAAAGGAGTCTCTCTGAAGTTATTTTGAGCTTGATCACATATTATTATAACCCTATTTCTGAGCTTCAGGAGAGGTTCTATTGCTAAATTTTTGCTGCCGGCTGGATTATTCGGTCTACCTTCGTATCCGTACTCGGCATCGAGAAGCTTTCCTGCGAAGGCGCTCCTTACAGCCTTGGTAAGCTGTGTATATATCTCAGGGTGGTCGCTTTTGATGCGCAGATGTATTATGAGCGGGTCATCGGGGTTCGGGCTGCTTTTTCCATTGAATGCGTATTTGTTAATAGCTGCGAAAACGCCATCCCGTCCCTCGACTGGGATACTGTTGTATGTCCCCTTCACATTAACCGACGCAACGGGGGAGGCGGCTACCACTGCGTTACCTCCTACTAGGTAAATCCCGAAGTCGAGGACGCGGGCACCTTGGTAGATAGCTTGCCTTAACGGAACGATCGAGACATAGTCATCCTGGAAATCGCCTCCGCAGCACGAGTTGTAGCTGCTAGCTATGTAGTAATCTCGTAAGTTATGTTGGAATTGGGCATCTATTGTATTGATTCCGCTAATCTGTGGTTGGTACTTGGCCCATTCCGTTTCAATTCGGTAGTCGTTATTAGCGTTTTTGTTTATTTGTTTGTGATAATACCACACAATCCCCCATATTGTTAATCCTGTTGCGACTACGACATATAGCAAGATCTCCTTTCTGATTGAATTCCATGCCTGCTTTATTCTGTTCAAGACCATTATATATACTTTGTTATATTTTTTATCCACGCGCTAAATCTATAATACAATAGACAAAATAACGTTATAAAATAATTATATCATAATATTTTAGATGCCTGGTGGGTTATTAAATCTTGTAGCATATGGTGCCAGCAATATAATGTTGACTGGTAATCCTACAAAGACATTTTTTAAGGCCACATATCAAAAATACACGAATTTTGGGCTTCAAAGGTTTAGAATAGACTACAAGGGACAGCGTACCCTGTCGTTCAATTCAGCAACCGAAATGGAGTTTAAAATTCCCAGATATGCTGATCTTTTATGGGACACATACGTAGTTGTGAACATGCCTAATATTTGGAGCCCCCTGTTTCCTCGAAGCGACGTAAGCGGTGGTTTCGTTCCTTACGAGTTCAAATGGACTAGGAAATTAGGAACGACTCTCATTAGTAGGGTTGAGATATACTCTGGAGGAAGTATGCTAGCGCATTATTCCGGCGAATGGATGAGTTGTGCCGTAGAGAGAGACGAAACTATCAAACGAGCGCTGTGGAATAGAATGACTGGGAATGTCCCAGAGATGTATGACCCCGCATCGAAATGGAATGGCGTGTATCCGAATGCAGTGTTCGTCGACGGTGTTAGCGACGTAAGCGGAATCGAGCCGTCGATCAGGGGCAAGCAACTCTACATTCCACTGTCCGCATGGTTCTGTGAGTCGCCTAAGCTGGCGTTACCCTTGATAGCTCTTCAGTATCAAGAAGTGTCTATCAAGATTTATTTTCGCCCCGTACGCGAGCTGTTCACTATACTTGACGTGGAAAATATACAAGATATTAGCAGTAACGATTGCTCCTGCAACACAGCGCCTCTTGATTGGAACATGTACAATTATCACCTGTGCGGAAGCACGAGCGGAAGCGGTGCCAGTAACACATGCGGGTTTTGGGATAGGCGTGCTCCCAATCCCGCTGATATTGAGCACCAAATGTGGCGATTCATACAGCCTCCACCTGAACAACCCGCAACCATCCACAGTTACCTTAATAAAAGACAAGACTGGGATGCAGACATTCATCTCCTGTCTACTTACATATTTTTGGGGCAGGACGAGAGACGGGTATTCGCCGCTGGTGATCACCAGTACTTGGTGAAATTACAGTATGATCACGACTTCTTGAATGCTACTGGATCAAAGCGAGCGCGTGTTACCAGCCGTGATATGGTATCCAGCTATATGTTCAGGTTTCGCCGCAGCGATGCTAATATGAGGAACGAGTGGACCAATTACACGAACTGGCCTTACAAAGGAATACCACCAAGCCCCTTGCTACTGCCCCCAGCACCGATCACAAATGCTTTTCGCATGACCGGCACCATGGATACCATCAATATAGAGGAAATCTTAATAGACATGGGGATACTGCTTGGTTCGGAGTATCGGGAAAGTATACATCCTGTAGGGGTGTACAATCTCGTTGAGAAATGGTTCAGGACGAGCGGGATCGCGGAAAACGGACTGTACATATACAACTTCTGTTTGGACTCTGATAGAACGATATACCAACCGTCTGGCGCACAAAATATGAACAAATGGGAGTACACGTGGTTCGAATACAACACAATCGAGCCACCGCTCGATCCCGACAACAACGATGTAGAAATACTGTGCGATCCTTCTGGGGCTATCATAGGCGTGAGGAAAGACGTGTGGCGATTGAACCTCTACAACTATGATTTGCGGATATTTGAAGAGAGATATAATATCATCTCAGTAACAAGCGGTATGATTGGTTTACAAGATGCTCTATAAGATAACTTCGAAAATGGTTCAAAGATATCTTGCAGATAAACTCCCTAGCTCCTTAGCTCTCTAGAAAAGATCCCAAATGGAGTTATAAGGACGTGGTTTGAGGTTTGGGTTGCGGGGACCAGGCGGCGGTCGCGACGCTGGGTATTGTGGTGGCGCGTAGGGAGACGGTCCGACAGGCGATCTGGGATAGCCAGTGGGAAGATGGGGATGCGAGTCAGGGTGGTATGGTCTCTCGTGATTCAGTTTCGCGTAGGCTACGTAATGATTTTTTCGGACAAGCTTAGCCCCGCGCGGCATGAGGTAGTGCTTACCAGTAGTAGTATCGAAATTGACTCCTCCGCACCCTCTGTCCTGAGCGCATTCGTCCATCGCTGCCGCACTATCGTCATAGGCGTAGGCTCCAGGCATAGCATGTCCTTCAAAAGCATATCCGGGCTTCCTTTCGATATTACTTCTACTGGCAGGATGATATCGCTCAGGGCTGTAGCGTTTCTCGTGACGCTTGCGATAATGATCCCGTTTATGGTGTCCTTCATGGTCACAGTAGGCATCACATACATGCTTGCCTGTGCCCTGCCCAGATTTGTGGTACTTTCCGTCGTGCCGGTGATGGTCTTTGTCGTGTTCGTACGTGGCTGCCGCTGGGCACCCGAGGAGCCCCGTCGTTCTGTTTCCCCGATGTTGGATAGGCACGCCTTGGGAGGGGGCCGTCGCCGCGTTCTTGGCTATGTGTCCATGCTTAGATTTATGTGTAATATCTGATGTGGCGCGTGAAATTCGCGTAACTTCCTGAGCGAGCTTAATCTCGGCTTCCATCGTATCTTCCATGGACTTCGGCGAGTTCTGCGAACGCCTTTGTTCTATTTCGGAAACGTGTACTCGCCATACAAGTCTGCCGAGAGTCTCCGCTTCAGAGTCTAGAACAGGCGGCATCTTTGTTTTTTTGTTTTTCGCATAGTCTTTGATGAACTTATGTCCAATAGATTCGTATTGCTCCTGCGTTAGGGGCAGATTGTCGCGTTTCGCGGGCAACAGATGTCCCACAGATGATACTTTTTTGCTTCTGAGTTTTCTTGGTAAGGATTCAGTCCGACCCCCAGCCCCTTTGATGGGGTTACCGTCGCGATCGGTAACGACGTGGTACGTCCCACATGGTTCGCAATCGGTGTTCTGTTCGCATTTCTGTTCTGAATCGTAGTCAGAATCCTCGGGCTCTGGGCATCTATATCTGCACTTTTTGTAATATGTGCCCGCTGGGCCATCATCGTGTATCTTGCTATCGCAGTCTCCATCTATACCATCGTGTCGCATGCATCCTTCGACACATTTTTTTGATGTAAAGCCTTCCCGATACTGTCTGCCTAAGAGTCCTAGAACAGCTATGAAAAAATTAACGGCCACAAATAGTATTACCAGAGTAACGAATGTTCTCGTCAAGTCCATAATATATATATACTGAAAGATAATGTTTACGGCAATAATGAAAACGTGCCGAGCACCGTTCATGATACGACTGCCTAAATAAGTTATGAATGGGGTTTTAGAAATAGTTTTATTTTTTATATCCCGAATATGTATATGGCTAGATCGGCTCGTAGAAAGCAACAAACAACAAAAGATAATGAGCAAAAAGCATGGAGCTTTGCCTCGGCCGCCAATGCATTTATGATGTCGGTGCTGGCCGTCACAGTGATGTGGGCACTCTTCGCGCTTTCGTCATGGCAGCTAGCCCTAATCAGGGATCAACTGACTTGTGTTTCGGCCAGACCGACTGGGTACTGCTGGTTGCCCACGAACACCGCTAAACCCCCATACGGGACTGGACCCGTCCCCAAAAGGGAGACCATTATCGGAGAGACCGAAGGAATCATTGGCGATTTCTTCAAGGTAATTCGTGATATCGCTACTATACTTACTGCGAATATACTCGGCGCCCCAGAAAAACAAAGCAAGAAGCGCGCGGCTGTACCTCAATCAGGTGGCGGGGCACGTCGAGCGGTTCAACGCGGGGGATCTCCTTCCGTCGCCAAGAACCCGCTATCAGGCATAGACCTCGATGGGTGGCGTCCTTTTGATCTCTCCGTCGTAGGCTGGCCATACAGCTGGGCTAACTCCAGCGGGTGGCTGTATCTGAAGGAATGGGTGGGGACCATGTCTGTTACATCGTGGTCACTGTCGAGGAAAGCGTTACTGGTGTATCTTAAATCATTTAACTCTCTGATCGAGGTGAGAAACTACCCCGGCATATCTCGCTTGTTCAGATTCATTATCACCCTTGTTATGCCCGCCATATTGGCCCTGACGATCTTGCTGCAACCCATTGTGACCATCCTCACTACTCTGTACGGATCGTTCTCAACAGGGCTCGGGATAACCGGACTGATTTGGGCCTGCTTACTCGCTCTTCCTATGGCTGTGATCAACGTCGCGCTTCAGAGCGTGCTGCTACTCGGATATTACCTGGTGGGTCCATTTTTCGGCACGGGAAAAGCGGAATTCGGTATAAATGTTTCATCGTTCCGCGAAGGCGGTCAAGGGGGGTACTTGGGGATACTGCAGGCGCTCACGTTCATTATACTTTCCATAGGACTCTTTTCTGCCGTCATTCCTTTTCTCTCAGAAAACGCCCAGACGCAATAGTTTCACTTCAATAAAGACTTAGTAATTTTTGTTAAAGTACGCACAATGGGGAAAAAAAAGCGTAAGAAGCCCATATCGGCATTCGGGAAACCTCTAGTCAGCATTTGCACGCCTACGTACAACCGACGGAAGTTCATTCCGTTTCTCATCAAGTGCTATCTCGCTCAGAATTATCCCCGAGAGAAATTAGAGTGGATCGTAGTCGACGACGGAACAGATCCAGTTGGCGATTTATTTGAAGGAGTCACAGGTGTTAAATATTTTTACCAGAAGGAGAAGATGAAATTGGGAAGAAAACGAAACTATATGCATGAAAAGGCAAGCGGAGATATCATAGTGTACATGGATGATGACGATTTTTATCCACCTGATAGAGTAAGCCATGCTGTGACGCGCTTAGCTTCCCGGCCCCGTGCCCTTGCGTCAGGTAGCAGTGTGATCTATATATATTTCAAGAAATCCGCTAAGATATGGCGCTTTGGACCTTATGGAACTAGCCATGCGACTGCAGGCACCTTTGCTTTTAAGAAAGAACTCCTTCGACTGACGAAATATGATGACGACGCCGAAATGGCCGAAGAAAAAGAGTTCCTAAAAAATTACACCATTCCTTTCGTCCAGTTGGATCCCATGAAGTCCATTTTATGTTTCGCACACGATCAAAACACATTCGATAAGCATAGGCTCATCGAGAACCCAAATCCTGATTACGCCAAAGAGACAGGACTGACGGTTCGCAATTTCATACGTGACAAGCGAATGCGAGAGTTTTACATGTCCCAATAAAAATATTCTAATATGTTATAAATGTTTAAGAGTTTTGAGAAAACATTGATGACCTTCTTCCGCCGATGCACTGCGATGCAAATCATCGGCTTCATAGCTGCACTGCTACTCGGTGCCGTACTTTTACATATGGTTATCAACTGGGTAGCAAAGAGCTCTGCGAAAGAAGCCTTCAAAGGACGCAAAGAGCTACTCCTTCTGCACATGGAAGGCTGCCCGCACTGCGAGACGCTGATGCCCGAGTGGAACGACTTCAAAAGCAAAAACGACACGGGAATAGCCACCAAGGAAGTAGAGAGAAAAGAAGACCCTGCTCTGGTGAAAAAACACGGCGTTACAGGATTCCCGGCGATCCTGCTGGTTGACGGTAAAGGAGACAAAATTGAGGCCTACGAGGGCCCGAGAACATCTGCGGGGTTATTGGAGTTTTGCCGGGCCAAAGCCTAAGCCGTTGTATACCTGTCCAAATATCGATAGATTCGGTCTATATCTAATTTATTGATCTCGTAATTATCACCGAATAGCTCGTATACTTCTTCGTCCGTGAACTTGTTTCGTAGGCTCAGGAAGAACGAAAAGGTGTCTTTCTTGTCCATGTTCAGCTGCTGGCATAAATTCTGGATGAAAAGCATATTATTGTACTCGGTCGAGTACTTTGTTAGAACCTTAGTAAAACGCACCTCCGAAGGGTTAAATACTAGCTTCTTTTTACTCCACCTGTCGTGGTATATTTTGTTGTTGTGAAAGGTTTTTATTAAGGAGCTCATTTCATTGAAGACCCACACCTGCTTCTGAAAAGTCAACCTGTCTATGTAGTCAGCAAAGCATAAATTTTTGAGTATATCGAGATAGTTCGGTATAGCATCTTTCTTCGGACATTTCGACAGTGGATCAATGACATTCTCGTGGAACAGGAGTCCCACGCTCGTGCGGTCCGTTTCGTTCATCAGTATGGAATGGTCACACATGCTGTATCTCACATTGAGAAGTTTCTTGGCTATTTCCTTCGTGTCCTCGTTGTGTGCTTTCGGCTGGAACAGATTCCTTACTATTTTGTTTTTGAGGATGGATTGCTGGTTGCAATATATCTCGTGAGTTGATCTAAGCTTTCGAAGATCTCCCTGTATGAATTGAACCATGTTCTTTAGTAGCTGACTGTCTAGTGTAGGCATAAGCAAGTGTACGATACTCTCGACCTGTTGGGATGTCGGTGTTTTAAGTTCGATAGTCGTACAGACCTTCATCATCTCCTTGATCTTCTTGTCAATGTGATAGTTTCCAATGCAAATTATAGGAATCATCGTGATATTCTCTTTTTTTTGTTTTTTCGTTTTCTTAGGGCGGATCAGTTTTATCAGAGAGTTTATACCGCCCTTGTCGCCGCTGTTCATTCCGTCAATCTCGTCCATGATGATCGCAATTTTCTTCACCTTTTTTTGAAACATACTCATAACGTTGGTATCAGGCATGTTGTGTTTAGTTATCGCGTCAATTATCGTCTTATTACGCACGTCTCCTGCATCAAAACTAATCACGTCATAATCCAGTTTCTCCAAGACGCTTTTGACAAAATACGTTTTCCCAGACCCAGGACTGCCGTACACATAAACGCCGCGCTTAGTCAACATGTTGCGCTTGTTATTTTCGAAGTTTTCGAGACATTCTATTAATATCTTTTCTTTCGGGATGCGGGTCAGGATATGCGCTAGATTTAATTGCTCCATCTACTATCTTTAAGGCGAACTTTTTTATATTTCTTTTTCTTGTAAACCCCAAGTTCTTTCTCGTGCATCACAAGACCGTTGCGGCATTTGTTATGTCTATACTCACTACAAAGGTGGTATATGTAGCTTACATAGTCTGGAAAAGTCCACGAGCGATATGTCCACGACTTTAGTGATCGCCATCGGTTGTAGTTTATTCTGAGGAGCGCATTAAACACCAACGCTCTGTCGTTGCGGATTACATCACGTATATGGCTATCTTTGTTCCGTATGCCCACAGACGCTGCTGGATAATGCTTCAAGAAGCTTGTCTTGTCATACGTTATCCTCCAGTGTAGGGGTATGTAACCATAGATGTGTGTGATCAGTTCGAAAGGGAGGGTGTCCATTTGATATAGCTCTACAGAGTTATATCAAAAAGTACTGTTTCAATTTAACAGACGTTTTGGTTTGTGATGCCGTCCCATGTTACTCCGCAGCTTTTCGCCCAGTTGCAGCGTTCTTCACGGCCCCGTTTGTCCTGCTTTCCTCTTAGAGGAGGAAAGCCTATCGTGTTGCAATCTCCGCCTCCATTTCCTAAACCTTTGACGTTGTGGCACTTTTGGTCCTTCGCAGACAATAGGTAGTAATCGGGACACGAGCTAATTTCAGGCGGGTACAGGTCGGTAGCTTTCGCATTCCACAACAATACGCCTATCACGACTAGAGAGAGTACTAACAAAATACCAGCAATGACTAAGATAATCTGTTGGAACATTATATATAAACTTATAGATTTTTTTTCTTGTTACTTAATATAAATGAATGCTAACGGTAGAGTAGACATATTGGGACACAACGCTTATAACAGATTCGGCTTACACGATAGAATACCGGTCCAACAGCCCGATACGTACTATAAGGAAGCCTTGACCGGAAATTGGAACTGTACGACTCTATCTAGTTCCTTTTTTAGCGCGCAGAACATTCGGATTCTTCAAAACGGTATCAAAGCAGGCGTCTACAATAAATCCAACGGAAGATTTTTGATCGGCGATCAGGAAGAAGACACGCTCAAAATTATTATGAGGAGCATCTATCTTCAACATGCCTCGAATCTCAGCACCAATATCGTGCAGCAAGTCGCCGCACTAAACAAGCTCGTACTCGATTACTGTGTCCCCCAAGTCTACGGCGAAGCACAGGGGTACATCAAGTACAAGAATGACGTCAGCACACTTGTTGTTCCCTTGTGCCGTCCTACGTCCACCTACAGAACGAATACACTCGAGCTCAAGCCTTGGTTTTAGATTAAAATTGAACAGGAAATTTTTAATCTAAATACGACAGTAGGTAAATGTGGACAGAAACATTCAATGGGTACACCATCTGCGTCGGAAGCGATAGAAATGAGAACGATGGGCTGGTCAGAGGAGCGCAGGCAAACGACGTCTGGGTTCATTTATCAGATTACTGTAGCCCTCATGGCCTGATATCGAACCCTTCCGGAAAAAAAGTCTCATTGAAGGTGATCAAACGCGCCTGCTGTCTTGTGAAAGCTCGGTCGAAATGCAAAGCGCTTGATAAAGTAGAATGTGACGTTGCTTACGCCAAATCGGTGACCGCGACCGACGTGAAGGGCGAAGTGATCGTAGGGAAACTCATTAAAAATATATCTATATGACCACGCTGGCTATATATTGATAATCACACCTTAGTAACTTTAACTTTTTTTCGTCTACCAGACACAGCTTTCTTAGTTGCGCCACGCTGTCTGTTTTCCCGATCTATGCGGTATTTGTGGTACTGTGTGACGAATGCATCTAGCTCTTCACCCCACAAGTCCTCTACTGACTTGCCTTTAAGCGTTTCAACATCTCGCAGCTTACAGTCTCGCTCGGCGTGAAGCTTCATAGCGTTCTCTT